CGAAAAGACCTGTGATGGTTGTCCCGTATGGTGGGCGTATCTACAGCACCCGCAAGTACATTGAGGATTACATAGTGGACCGCACAGAAGCAGGGCATAGTAACCCATGGGGCCATGACCTGTTTGGTCCCTCACACTACCTCAGTTCGATTGTGTGGGAATGTATCTCAGAGGTGATTGTCAGTGCGCGGGTGGTTATGGATTGGCTACAGGAGATATCGTCTACCGTGTCCAAAGAAAACCTCCCCGTTATCTGGGAGACACCCACAGGGTTTCTGGTTCACCAAATGTACCCTGAAACTAGGAGCCGCCGCATAGTAACCCACATAGACAACAGCCTTATCAAACCACAGGTGCGCGAACAGGACTTCACTAGGTCCGACAGGCGCAGGGCAGTCAATGGGGCCTCACCAAATTTCATACATTCGCTGGACAGCGCGGCGATGACCCTGACCATCAACAGGTGTACTGAAAGGGGCATTACGGACTTCGCAATGGTGCATGACAGCTACGGGGTACATGCCTCAAATGTTCCTGTTCTTTTTCAAGAAACGAGGGTTGCTTTTTACGAAATGTATGCCCAGAATGAGGTACTAGAGCAGTTTAGAATGTGTGCTCTTGAGGTAGTTGATGATATACCAGACACCCCCGCAAAAGGTGATTTGGACCTAGCTTTGGTAAAGGAATCCAGCTACTTTTTCGCATAAACTATCCACTTTGGTACAGTGTGCATATTACGGGACACTATAGCATGACCAAAACTACAGAGTGGCTAATTGCACAACACGAAATTCATCGTCTGAGGGACATGAGTATTCCCACGGACCTGACAGCCAAGCTCATTGAAGCGGGTATCGAACCTTCTGCACTCCAAGCGGAAAAATTAACTGAGTTAACTCACATACATGAAGAGGATACATTGAATGAGTTACCCCACAACTTGTAAGGGCATAGCCTACTGGGTCAACGCCTTTGTTCCAGACACAAAGTTCCAAGCTGAAGGTGTCTACAATATAAAGTTTCGGCTTAGTGGTGAGAAAGCCATGGAACTACAGGAGAGAGTGGACAGCCACCAAGCTGCCGCTGTGTCAAAGGCCAAGGAAGAAAACCCAAAGAAGAAAATTAAAGAAGCAAGTCTTCCGTATACTGAAGTCTTTGATGAAGACGGGCAGGAGACAGGTGAGCTTGAGTTTTCCTTTAAGCAAAAGGCCGTAATCACCACCAAGAAAGGCCCAATGGACATGAGCGTTGCTGTGTTCGATGCCAAGGGCCAACCAATTACCAAACCTGTCAGCATTGGAAATGGCTCAGAGGTCATTGTCGCTTACGAACCTTACCTTTGGTACGTGCCGACCATGGGTGCTGGTGTGTCCTTGCGCTTCAAGGGCCTTCAAATCTGCAAGTTAGTAGCACCGCCTAGTCAAGACGGTGACGAGGCTGGGGCCTACGGCTTCAAGAAACAAGAGGAAGGATACGAGAGCAAAGAAGAGAGCAGTGATGACCACTACGAAGACGAAGAAGACCAAATCCCCTTCAAAGACCAAACCCAAGGCAACGAAGCCGAAGAAGAGGACTTTTAGAAGTGGTTTTGAAAAGACCGTAGCCATGGCCCTAGATAGGGCAGGGGTTAACTATGAGTACGAGGCTTACCGCCTTCCGTACATTGTAGAACGCAACTACCTTCCTGATTTTAGATTGCCTTCGGGCGTCTTCATTGAGGCCAAAGGTTACTTCAAATCTGCTGACCAACGCAAACACAAGCTCCTGAAACAACAATCCCCTGACATAGAGGTTAGGTTCGTTTTTCAGAACGCCCGTGGGCGTGTTCAAGGGAGCCGTTTATCCTGTGCCGAGTGGTGCGAGAAACACGGCTTTCTGTACGCAGAAACCAAAGTTCCTAAAGATTGGATAAAGTAAATGGCAGAACGCAAAGAAACTGACTTTGTGGTTATTCATTGCAGTGCAACTAAGCCCAGCATGGATATCGGAGCAAAGGATATTGACCGATGGCACCGCCAGAAAGGGTGGCGCAAAATCGGATACCATTACGTCATTAAGCGTGATGGAACCATCGAAGAAGGCCGTGACCTTGGCGAAGTCGGCGCACACGCCAGAGGCATCAACAGTAAATCCGTAGGCATCTGTATGGCTGGGGGTATCGCTGATGATGGCAAGTCTGAAGATAATTTCACTGATGAACAGTGGAACGCTCTAGGGCCGCTGGTCAACCAAATGAAGGTAGCGTTTCCCGATGCTGAAGTGTTGGGCCACCGTGACCTTCCTAACGTGGCAAAAGACTGCCCATGTTTTGATGTGAGGGAATGGTGGAAAGAGACGGAAGTGAGTTCATAGCGCACACACCATGCCCTGCCTGTCCATCGTCCGATGGTTTCGCGCTGTACGACGATGGGCATGGCTACTGTTTTTCTTGTGGGCATTACGAAGGAACCAATCAACACACAGAAGAAAGGAGTTCACCCAAAGTGAACACTGAGTTAGTTAACCAAGGCGATAATAGAGCGTTAGCAAAACGCCACATCACTGAAGAGACTACCAAGAGATTTGATTACCAGATTGGTAAGTTCAAGGGTAAGACTGTTCAGATAGCCAACTATAAAAACAACAGCGGCACAACGGTTGCCCAGAAACTACGTTTTCCCAATAAGGACTTTTTGTTCATTGGGGATACGAAAGAAGCTGGCCTTTATGGTCAATGGATGTGGCGCGATGGCGGCAAGAGATTGGTGGTTGTAGAAGGTGAGATAGACTGCCTCTCTGTATCTCAAGTAATCGGCAAGAATTGGCCCGTAGTGTCTGTCCCGACAGGCTCAAAGGGTGCAAAGAAAGCCATGCAAAAGCAACTTGAGTGGCTCTGCAAATTTGAGAGCGTCATATTGATGTTCGACAGTGACGATGCGGGTAAGGAAGCAGCAAAGGAATGTGCTGGTTTGTTCCCTGCGGGTAAAGCTAAGATTGCCATGTTACCCCGAAAAGATGCCAATGAAATGTTGGTTGCTGGGGATACCAAGGAAATCACCAACGCCATGTTCGATGCCAAGCCCTTCAGACCCGATGGGATTGTCAATGGTACTGAGCTTTGGGACGTAGTGACCAGTGAGGACAATACAGTATCCTTCGACTACCCCTATGCTGGCCTTAACGCTAAGACCCTTGGGATGCGAAAGGGTGAGATTGTCACTGTTACCGCTGGTTCTGGAATAGGTAAGTCACAGCTTTGCCGTGAGTTCTCCCACTTCCTTCTGACACAGGGGGAAACCGTGGGTTACATAGCACTTGAAGAGAGCGTCAAGCGTACCTCTTTGGGCCTCATGTCACTAGCCATAAACAAACCCCTTCATCTTGGAACCGTTGAGGTATCACAAGACGAACTGAAGGAAGCCTTTGACAGCACCCTTGGTACAGGAAGGGTCTACCTGTACGACCATTGGGGTTCTACTGACAGCCAAAACCTCATGGATAAGATTAGGTATCTTGCCAGTGGGTGTGAATGTGGGTGGGTGATACTCGACCATATATCAATCGTGGTTTCGGGCATGGAAGGGGGCGACGAAAGACGCCTCATAGACAACACCATGACCAAGTGTCGGGCCTTAGTGGAAGAACTAAAGATTGGCCTCATTCTTGTGAGTCACCTCAAGCGTCCTGAAGGCAAGGGACATGAGGAAGGTGGTCGTACAACATTGGCTCAGTTACGGGGTTCCGCTGGTATCGCACAACTCTCAGATATCGTACTGGGATGTGAACGGGACCAACAGGACCAGGAGACAGGCAACATGACCGTTGTTAGGGTCCTGAAGAACAGATGGACGGGCGAAACGGGCGTAGGATGTTTGTTGGAATACGACAAATACACTGGGCGTATGACAGAGGTTTCTTCGGCAGACTTCGATGATGACGATGCTGTTGTAAAGTTTCCCGCTGCAACTTCCGACTTTTAATTAGTTACTCCCGCGAGAGGACGTATAGATGAGACTTCTGTTTGATATCGAAACAGACGGTTTGTTGGACTCCGTTACAAAGGTCCATTGCCTTGTTGCCAGTGATATAGATACTGGCGATGAATACTATTGGGAACAAAGAGATATCGTTACTGGCATCAGGTTCCTTCAGACAGCCAAGATGCTTGCTGGTCATAACCTTGTTGGCTTTGACCTTCCTGTGTTGGCAAAGCTGTATCCCAAAGAAAAGTTAACTGGGTTAACAATTCGGGACACGCTGGTTATGTCACGGCTTATCTGGCCTGACCGTAAGGACAGGGACTTCAAGCTGTTCCGAATGGGCAAGCTGCCCCCGAAGATGATAGGACGCCACAGCCTCAAGGCTTGGGGGTATCGCCTTGGGGAATATAAGGGTGAGTTTGCAGAGGAAACTGATTGGTCAGAGTACAGCCAAGAAATGCTGGACTACTGCCGACAGGACGTAAAGCTAAACGTCAAGCTATTCCACAAGATAGAAGCCCTTGGGTATAGCGAAGATGCCATTCAGCTAGAACACGATATCCATTCAATCCTTATTCAACAGCAGAAAGATGGGTTTCCCTTCGATGAACGAAAGGCACAGGAATTGTTCGTTACTCTGAATGAAAGACGCATGGGTATCGAAGCGGAACTAACCACCAACCAACCCCCTTGGATAGAAGAAATAGAGTTTATCCCAAAGAGGGACAACCGTACTCGCGGTTACGTCAAGGGAGAGCCATTTATTAAGCGCAGAGAAATCCCGTTTAACCCCAGTAGCCGTGAGCATATCAGTCGATTGCTCATGGAGAAACATGGGTGGGAGCCTTCTGAGTTTACAGACACAGGCATCCCCAAGGTGGACGAAAAAATCCTCAGTGAACTTGAGTACCCAGAGGCTAAACTCCTGAATGAATACCTGATGTTGCAGAAACGCATTGGGCAACTTTCGGACGGAGCGCAAGCATGGATGAAGCTAGTAAAGGACGGGAAAATTCATGGAAGTGTCAATCATATGGGCGCAGTTACGTCACGATGTACGCACCAAAATCCCAACACTAGCCAAATCCCTAGCGTATCGGCTCCATATGGTGTGGAGTGTCGTAGTCTTTTTCACGCACCTGATGGTTTTGTGGTCCTTGGGGCTGATTGTTCTGGTTTGGAACTGCGTTGCTTGGCTCATTTTATGGCCCTTTATGATGACGGTGAGTATGCTGATATCTTGCTTAACGGAGATATCCATACGGCAAACCAACTTGCGGCTGGATTACCCTCACGCGACATGGCTAAGACATTCATTTATGGTTGGCTTTACGGGGCAGGCGACGAGAAAATTGGTAAAATCGTGGGTAAGGGTAGTAAGGAGGGAGCTAGGTTAAAGAAGGAATTTCTAAGCAAAACCCCAGCCTTGGATAAGCTGCGAAATGCGGTCAACAAAGGCGCACTCAGGGGTTATCTCTATGGACTCGACAGGCGCAAGATGCCTGTCAGACACGCACATGCTGCAATGAATACCCTACTGCAAGGCTGTGGGGCTGTCATTTGTAAACGCTGGGTTGTTGAGTTCCATAAATTACTAAAAGAGCAAGGCTTTATCCACGGCAAGGACTATTGGCAAGCCGCCTTTGTCCATGACGAGGTACAGGTAATTGTTCGGAAAGAGGTAGGAGATACCATTGGTAAACTCTGTATCGAAGCAATCAAAAAAGCGGGTACGTACTACAATTTCCGTATCCCACTCGACGGGGAATACAAGCTCGGAAAAAACTGGGCTGAAACCCACTAAGGCTAACCGAAAGAAGTTTGACCTAGATTTGGCCTATGGTGAACTTCATGAAACTGAGTTCCTAAACGTCCTGAAGAACAAGAAGGTCGAAGTGAAGACCGAGAGGGACAAGTGGGTTAAAACAGGCAACATTTGCATTGAGTACCAAAGCTACGGGAAACCCAGCGGGATTGATGCTACTGAGGCCGACTATTGGGTTCACAATCTAGCGGTAGGCGACGATGTTTATTGTCGTTTGTTGTTTTCTGTGGACACCCTTCGCAAGATTATTCGGGAACCAAACAAATTCAAGACTGTTTTTGGTGGGGATAACAACGCTTCCCGAATGTATCTAATTAAGCTCTCCAAGCTGTTCACTAAAGAACAACTAGAGATTTATTCTAATCTATCCACTTTGGTAAAGGATGAAGAATGACTGCACTACTTATAGATGGTGATATTGTGGCTTTTAAAGCTGCTACTGTAAGTGAACACCCCGTCCATTGGGGGGGTGACCTATGGACACTGCACTCATACACCAGTGAAGCCTATGCTTACGCTGCGGATATGGTGGAACTACTGCACGAAAAGTCGGGCTGCACTAATGCTTGGGTTTTCTTTTCGGGCAAAAATAACTTCCGAAAGAATGTTGACCCAAAGTACAAGGCAAACCGCATAGGCAAGCGTAAGCCCATTTGCCTAGGACCGCTGCGTGAACGAATGGAAGAAACAATGCGGTGTGTTTCCTTCGATGGTCTTGAGGCTGATGACCTACTGGGTATCTATGGAAGCGCACTCCCACACAAAACTGTAATCTGGTCCATTGATAAAGACCTTCGGCAAATCGCTGGGTTGCACCTCATAGATGACGAGGTTGTAGAGATATCCCCTGAGACTGCCGACAGGAACTTTTGGATGCAAGTTTTGGTTGGTGATACAGCGGATAACTACAAAGGCTGTGTGGGTGTAGGTCCTGTAAAAGCCGAAAAGATACTCATGAAAAAAGATGGGCTTACCCCATGGGAAAAGGTACTCGCGGCCTACGAAAAAGCTGGGCAGACCTTCGATGATGCCCTGACCAACGCCCGACTAGCT